AAATCGTACTGCTTTTTGCTTTCAGAAAGATAGGCTTTGAATGATTTAGACATAGTATTATTTATTAAGATTCTTAAGTTTTTCCAAGATGCTATTACGATCTGTTAAAATATAGCCTTCGCCCTCCACTGTGGTATTTTCCCCGCCATGCTTTTTTTCTATGGCCAGTTTTTTCAACTGTAGATCCACCATCTTTAGTTTTTTATCAATTTTATTGGTCTTGGCTGTGATGGCAGCATTCATCATTTGTGCTGCCACTTCAAACATTCTAGCACCAAATCTAGGATCCACATTCATTCCTAGATCCATTAAGTCATCGTAGGCCTGTTCTGCCTTGCCTGCCAGCCCATCTAATTCAGCATCGCTGATATCGCCCAGTCCTTTAACCCTGGGCAGTGCAGCAGCAATTTTGTCAAATTCTTCCAGACGATCTTCCAGGCTGATTACCGGTATGTCGGCGGGTTTAACTGTTGTAGGATCTATGTAAGGGGTGTTATCGGGTTCGATGTTCAAAATTTCCTCTAGGCGTTTTGTCATAGTTTTACTTATCGCTTTTTATTTGGGTTTCCAACAAAAAGATCGTGCTCATTGATGACCCTGAACTTTATGCCCTGCTGATTACAGAATTGAGTAGCAGCAGCCCATTTTGCTTGATTCTTAACAAACTGCGCTTGGTTATAGGGATTCTTTCCCACACGTTCTTTTATCATTTGATTGACTGGTTTGATTTCCACCATTTCCACATGTTTCTTTTGAAGACGATCTACGTAGGATATTAAAAAATCTGGCACATAAACAGTTTGTTTTCCAGTTAGCGGATCTCGATAGGGAATTTTTACCGGCTCGCTAGACCATTGTTGTACTGCTGGATTGTTGTCGCAAAACATACAGAAGGTAGTTTCCCAACTGCTGCGACAGTATGGGAGTCGATTCCCAACATATTTTTCAGGATGTTTGGGTGTAAAAATACCTTGCGCAAATTTCAAACTCATGGTAGGATATTTCTAGCTACCTCAAAGTTGGGTTCAAAAGCCAAACCGTATCCTAGAAAACTTGTCTTTAATCTGTTATTATTAATAATTTCCGATACCAGCGCACTGATCTCTACATTGGTTAGTCCCTTTAGTGTGTCTAGTATTTCCATGGGATTGTAGCCGTCTTTTTTGGCCTGCTTAATTATAACAATAACCACCGACTCGGCAGCACTGGTTTCAAACCCGCGACTGGTGAAGAATGATTTCATTGCTTCAAAGGTATTGGTGTCCAATTCCAAAGGTTTTTCATAATAACTATCAAATGCCAGGATGGTGGAATTTTGATTGACAGTGGTTTTTAAAGGAAGATTACTGTAGATGTTTGGCATGTTTTATGTTCTTGGGAATGTTACAGCCCGGGCCTTGGTGAAAGTTTCTTGTATTGTGGTCCCGGCTATGTTCAGCCCTGTGTTAATGTCATTTCTAACACTGCCGGGTTGATTACCAGATGATGATATATTCCCCAATACTCCGCCTAATATACTGTAGCCTTCCTGCCGTAGTCCTGCCTTGGTAAGTTGGCCAACATTTTTTGCTAGGTCTCTAGTTTGCAGTGCAACCCCTAAATAATCCAAAGGACTTTTAGCATTGGCCAGTGTTCCATCTTCGCCAAATATAGCATCGGCACCTGCTATAGCTCCCAGTAATCCGCCGCCTGTTCTTAGCGGGCTTGGGGTATTATCATAGTAGACAGCAGAAAATCTTCCCGACGAATCATTTTTCTTTATTTTGCCTTGTCTATATACAACAGCTTCGTATGCTATAGTCATTTTATTACCTAATACTTTCCCCGATTCTCCTTGATCTAAACTATCATGCGTCCAGTCAGATATTTTTGGATTAATTAGTGTGATTTGTGTAAAACGTTTTTTATGTAATACATAGACGTCTATACTATCAAAAAAATTCTTATTTTGAAAATTGTCCAGACCATAAGCATAATCGGTGATACCATATTTTGTATCTGTAAATTCTAGTATTCTACCGTCTTCGGCTCTAGTCTGCCCATACTTACCATCAAAGTAATAGTAGTTATAGTAGTTTTTCCAAAGATTTGTTGTGGCATCGTTGTTATCGTCGTGAAAATCAATATTGATATCGTTATATTGGATTTTAGTTTGAACAACTGTTTTTCTGTTATATTGATTAAGTGTCTCTGTGCTGATTTTAAACTTGGGAAGATCTATTTTTTTAACTAAGAATCCCACATCATTAAGACCCCTTGCTATGTATGAAGGATCTAACTTGCTGATAATGTCTTTATTAACATTAAAATTTACAAAGTATAAAAATCCTACCTTAGGAGATCGATCATAGTTATTTTGAACATATAAACGGTTGGCATGTTGGTAATCTCTAAGATCGCCTCCTTGTCCAAGCACTCCGCTGGCTACATTACCTAAAAAGTTTGTAAATGCATTACTCATGCTGATATTTAGTCAAATAAAAAGGCTCGGGTTTTAAGCCGAGCCTTGTTTGACATGAGGTTTATTAACCGCCTAATGCCAAGGTACGAAGTGTGCGTCCAACATTTACACCTAAACCAGTACGTTCTCCGCCTGGGCGATTTAGTTGAATAGCATTGTCATATGTGATGGTTAAACCAATATCCATTGGATCGTTACTGGTATAATCACCGCCTTTATACTCGGCTGTTTTAATAAAGCATCCCAGGAATTCAAAACTTTCCAAACTAGTAGGTTCGTAAGCACCGTTGCCGCCATCGGTGATTTCGACACGCATTCTAAACTTGTAATCAACTCCGGATGCTGCTCCGCTTTGCTCGTAGAAATCAAATTGTTTCTGTAGTTGCTCACCAACTTTTCTAGTAACAGCACCAGTAATATCATCACGTAGAACTACTTTGACATCCTGGAAACTATGACGTCCAGCTAATTTAACTGTGCTGTTATAAACACTGAGTTTGATTTCTTCAAAATTAACCTGCGGACGACCCGCATTCATAACTTGTTTGGTCATTTCTGTACTGGGTGCGCCAGCAACTCCAAAACCATCAAATGTGACTCGAAAACGATATCCCAGTTTAGGCATCAATAAACCTTGAGTATTGCTACTTTGGTTGGTTGATAACGGCACTGTAAATCTATTTAAACTTGCGATTGGCATCTGGATGCTCCTTTATTCTTATTATTTACCTATTATTTTCCAGCAGCAATTTCGCCAGTGTTCTTAATTCTCAATGGAATGTAGATAAATTCCACGGCCTTAACTGGTTCAATAGCAATGTCCATATAAAGTTCACTACGGTCAATTCTTGCAGGAGTATTGTTTGAAGTATCACACACCACAATAAAATCATATAGAGCACGTTGACCTACCAACTCAATCAGCAGGTTCTCAGCAGCAGATTTGATTTCTCTACGTGTTTGTGTATCGTTTGGTTCAAACAAGAATGGCTTGGCCAATATACCCAACTGTCTACGTAGATATGCCACTAGTCTTACTACATTGATGCGATCCAATGCACTGGCATTTTTGGCACGAGTCTGTTGTCCAAAGTTAACTAATCCAACCCCCGGTAATGTAGCGATGGGATTGATAGCAATCTTATCAGTTGGGTTTTGTAACACATCTCTTAGAGCTTGATATAGTGCTGTGGTTTTGAACTCGCCTTCGCCATCAATGTATCCTACGGATGTAGCATTGTCAACGCCGCCCCGGCGTGTTCCTGCTGGTGCGAACCATTGATAACTTTTGGCATCACTGTTGACGATGGTGCGTAGCATCATATGGCTTGGTGGTACAACAATATTCTTGCCGGTGTTGTCTATGGTGTAACCACTGGGATAGAACACACCCAAATACTCATCGTGTGTAACCAATCCATCTTCACCATTGTCGTAAGCATTGGCAGTGTTTTTACCCCATGCTGCTAGATCGGTTGCGTTGGGTGCTAGTCTAAATGGCGCATCACCCACTACAAATGCTGTCTGTCCAATATCTGTGTTGAATGCCACCATGTTAGCAATGGTCTCTGGATATCCCGGTGTAGCAATCAAGTTGAAAGTTAGTGTATCTGTATCCCTAATCCCTGTATTGGCGCCAATGAATGATTTCAATCCCTTAACAACCATCTTTCTCTGTGCCAACCGGCCAAACACTCCGCTGCCATCTTCGTTAGCACCGCTCACACAGGTCCAACGATTTGGGTTGTAGTTGGCCATGTCTTCATTTCCATATCTGATATTGTTAGACATGGTGTCAATTGCGCCGGCCATGTACTGCTTGACATTGTATCCAGAACGGCGTAGGTTCCATAGTCTAATACCTTTTGGATATAGAGCAGGATCGGGCGCATCTGGATCAACGTAGTTGTATGATAATAGTTTGGCAATTGAATCTGGATCTACATCATCCCCGGCTCCACTCCAGCGAGCATTGGCAAATACCCAGCCATCTGGGCTGTCTTGATCTTTGGTATCCTGTAGATTCCATGTGAGTGTATC